GTCATATCAGAGATCAGCTTGCAGATGCAATTAACAAACTAAATTCAACACGTTTGTTCTATCAACTTCATGGTTTATTCGGTAGTGCTTTATCTGCTAACAAATTAGATTTAGCGGTTGCTGCATCTTCTGGTGCTGCTGAAGCAAACTATCTAACAGCAGCTACAGTTGCTAGAGGAAGATCACTTCTTGGAGAAAGAGGCGAAGAACTAGATACTCTAGTTGTTCATCCATCTGTTGCTTACTACCTATATCAGGTTGGTATGTTAACATTCTCTACTTCTGCATTATCAACTGGAACTGGCATCCAATGGGGTGGCGGTGGTGTTGGTGTTACTGATACATCAGTAGGCCAATTCGCTGGTATGAATGTAGTTGTTGACTCT